GTTTACCACCATTAAGACCAAGATAGATTGGATTAATGCCTCCTGGGTTATTCATTCCCCAGAATGCTGGTCTATTAGGGCCAATTTTAATACCACCCCAAGTTTCGTTAATCCAGATCCAATCAATGTGTTCACCAAAGATTAGATTGTCTTTAGTTTTCTGTTTATAAACTACAGTGTTATACAAAGGCTTATCTGTAACCTTGTAGCTTTCTGAGATGATATCCTGGATAATCTCCCCTTCTTCTGTAATCTTAGTTAAATGACCAATCTTACGTTGGGATTTCCAGTAAATAGTAGCTACTCGTAGTAGGTGTGACTTTCCAAAATCTACTGTGTCTTCTGAATCAGCTAAAATCCACTCTACAATATCTCCTGTACCAAACTTAGTGTCATACAAAGAAGCATATTGTCTGTATCCCAATGATGGCATTTCTGTGTTCCAATCATGAGACTTAGTAGGATCATAATATGTACCATCATTCTGATATCCTTGTACAGCATAACCCGCTGAACGTACAGGATAAATGGCTTCTAGAGACTCTAATTGATCCTGAGTCATCATCCATCCATACTTGTCAATAACGTCAGAAACTGACATCATATCCATCTTACCAACCCAGTTGCCCTGAGAGATGTATCTAACGTCTGGAGACTTGTGATAGAACGTAAGCAATGGATTCCATAGCTCAACATCATAGTCATCCTCATTCATCTTAAAATGCCAAAATTCACGGTCAGTAATAAGCATGTCTCTAAAGCCACGCTCTTCTAACTCCTGCATTTTAAATCTTTCTTCATCTACTGACATCTGGTGGGTAGCCCACTCTTCAATCATAGATCTATAATCTTTGCGGAAGAATCCTTCAATCTCTGGAAGTTGTTGTAGGCTTTCAGGGGCTAAAGCTTTCTGCATTTCTTCAGAATCTAGCTCAATACCCATGGCCATCATTTCCATCATCATCTTTCTCTCAGCGTCCTCTAACAAGACTTTTTCTATCATAGAACGCTTTTCTTCCATCATTTCGTTGTATGAAATATCATCAACGGCTTTAAACATAATGCGTGAGCTTCTCTTAGAAAACTCATTACACAATACGTTAATTACATTAGGAATAATAGGGTAAAACTTAAGCTCTAGTGCAGACTCATCCTCTTTAGTTAACGTATCAATAAGATCCGCCATTTCATTGTCTTCTTCTACAATGTAGTCTGCTTTATCAATAATACCCTTAGCAAGCTTGTAGTTCTTCATTAACCTACGAGCATTGCGTCTAAGTTGCTTCATACCTTGGAACTCTAGCCAATCTAGGTTCCATGCTCTCCATTCATCATCTTTTTCCTTTTCAGGCAAAAACTGGATAGGCTGGGTAAGTGTACCCATTTTATTATAATCCGCCTTTTTACCAGATTTGAGATCTAGAGCATTATATATCTGCATGATATTTAAGTATTTAAGTCAGCTGAATTATCAGCAATTAGGGTATTAGTAGTTATTGAGCCAAAAGACATCGTTTCAGTTGGGCCAATAGTCATTTTATTACTTGGAGTGATTGTACTTATTCCTATATTACCAGTAGAGTAAGTATATGAATAATAAGGGTTTGGTTCTTCAACCTTTTGTTCTTCCTCTTCCTCTTCTCTTAAAAGAAGAAGAGCTTCCTCAAGGGTGAGAGAGCTTTCTTTAATTAGTCTAGAAAGAATAGTAACTTTTTGAGTATGAAGTTCTTTGTTTACCATAATTACTTTATATTTCTAAAAGGATTTCTTGTTGCTTTCATACCAGAAGAACCGCCTTTTGAACCTCCAATATGTCTAAAGGGGCTCAAATACCGTAAGATAGTACATTTCCTTTAAACAATGTACCTACGTTCTTCCATCCATACTCTTGGAATACGTTTCTATTTGCTCCAATATCTTTTAAGAACAAAATCATATCTTTTGGTACAAGATATCGTTGTTTCTTCTTACTTATCATATACTGGATAAACAAAGCTACGTTATTTTCTACAATCGTCCATGCGTTATACCACTCTATAAGAAGCTCAAGTCTCTCGTGGGTTTTATTAAGATCATCAAAACGTCCACACCATGATGCTACAATCATGTCACGTTCTATCTCGTTCTTCACTTTACCATTACCCTCATCCTTAATAATCTCAACAGGATTCTTATAAACATATATAGAACATAGTGATTCAGAGGTAGTGGTCTTTCCTTCTCCAACGGGGTCCACAGAAGCATAGTACATACCAAATGTAGGATCTTTGTGTGGTCTTTCGTAAACACAGATTACACCTTCTTTATCTTCTGTTTTTTTAGAAATAGGAAAATCCATTATAGGTGTTTTTCTAGAAGGCTTATCTATTATTTTGCCTTCAGCATTTCTAGAAAGCTCTAAGTATTCTATAGGATATTGTTTATCCTGAATCCTTTGCATTTGTTTAGCAACCAAGTGTGGAGGAAAGACACTTATCTTTCTTGTAGCAAATGCTTCTTCAATACAACGTGGCTGCTGAGATACTGTAAGTTGATAAGCTGCAGGATCTAAATCCTTTTTCATCTTCTCAAATTCCTTCTCTAATGCCTCCAAAGCTTCCTCCACTTTAGAGTTGCCGTATTTGTCAATATAAGGGGGCATAGACCACTGTTCAGGAATAAATAGTCCTGATATACCAATCGTTCCGTCCTTGTCTATAAGGTCCGTTTCTACCCCGTAAAAACCATTCTCTTCTGGGTGTAGAATATACTCCTTCATTGGCTCACATTGATCAAGATCACCAACTGATCCAGCAGCAATAAACTGACCCGTAATCATGTGACCAGACTTAAGAGCTGGTTTCATGAATCCGTATGTGTCATCCATCTTTGGAGCAATACCTGCTTCTTCATGAAAGAAGTATGTAACAGGACCACCGACACCATGTGTAGGGTCTTTTTCAAAGGAGTATAGGTTGATCGTGGATTTCAAACCTTTATAGGTATCACGACCACCAATTCTCACCTTGATCTGCTGCTGCCAAGCCCCCACCTTATCAGGTTCAGCTGGACGATACCAGGCTGTGTGTTCATTTAAAAAGTTTTTGTACTCATTAAGGAATTTCCAAGAGCCCTTTTCGTTTATATAGTCCTTTAGAGAAGCACCAATTTTTAACACAGCACCTTCTTCAAACCAATACTGGTTAATTAGCTTAGCCATGTGGAAATAAGAAGATGCTATCTGACGCTTCTTTAGAATAATGGCGTGCTTGTAGTGCAGTTCAGCTAGATGTTCATACAATGCCATATGATATTGGGCATCTCTCACCTTAGCAAAGTCAAACCTTTTTTCTTCTTTGTCATAAATAGGAAGAAAGTTTAACCACATGTAGTAGTCTCTGCTTATATACCAAGACTGTTCACCATCTTTTACAATAATACCATTACGACATTTTCTTTTTTGATCGTCCCAATATGCAATAAAATCTTTGGTTTTTACAGGAGCTGCACAATAAAATCCCTGTTTCTGAAACTTTCTACCCTCTTCGTTAAAAATTTTACTAGTCTCATTGAACTCGTATTTACCGGGCTCTTTAAAAATAGACAAGAGGAAATCTCTAAATTCCTCTCTAGTGTCAAATGTTGTTACACTCCAACTACCGTTTTCGTATGTAGGTATTTCTTTAAACATTATTTTTTATCTCCACTGGTTATTTTATTAATAACCTCAACGTTACCATTACTCTTTTGTAGCAAAAATAAAATTGTGTTAATATCCTTACTACGCAAGACACCTTCTATCTCATGATTATTCCAATATTCATTATAACTATTTCTAGGAAAAGCATTCCAAAGTCCTGTGAATGGGTTAAAATTAAATACCCAGTCTTGCATGAATTTATATTTAACATCTAGATCATCTTCTAATTTGTTATTACTAATGTTTTCGTAGTCAGTGTACACTTCTAGCTTCATAGTTTTATAGTTTAAAGTTTTTAGGAAAGCAGAAGATGGGTGAGTGGACATCTGCTTTTACGACTGGCATTTCTAACCGATCACGTACTGCCCTTTCTACAGTTAAAAGTACGCCATTCCAGTCAACCTAATATGCTGTAGAGGATGGATTCGAACCACCAAGTGGACTTTAGGAGCCGAGTTACGGTCTTTATCAGTTTACTCCACACCCCCGAGACAGGAGGGTACGTTTGCCAATTTCGTCACTCTACATTTTATACTAGCAATTATACTCGTATTCTAGTATTTTACCAACAATATCACTGCGATGGTTTTCTTTAAGCTTGATCCATTTAATTTCTTGTATCTTTTTAGATAGTTCAATGGCATAGCTCAAACCTGTTACTCCATACTTAGTGTCTTGTTGTTCGTTATCTCCATTAATAATAATCTTTCCTGTTTTGCCAAGACGTGTCAAAATAGCTAGCATTTCTGTTTTAGAAAGGTTCTGTGCTTCCTCTACAACAAGAATGTCATCAATTGTCTTGCCACGAATGAACTGTACGGGATAAGCAATTAGTCTTTGTTCCTTTACAAGATTTTCTATTTTAATTTTGTCTGTACATTTTGTCAAGTTTTCTAGAAAAGCCTCTAGATAAGGATTAAACTTATCGTCTAACGTACCTGGAAGAAAGCCTAATGATGACCCCACCTCAATAGTAGCACGTGTTACAAACACTTGATCACATTGTTTTTTGTTTAGAAAGTCCAGTGCTGTCAATGCACAAACCAAACTTTTACCACTACCTGCTCTTCCTGTAACGATAACTATCTGATTATCAATAATTAAGCGTTTTGCATCTTTCTGTTCCTCGTTAAGAGTTACGTTATACTTAATCTCTGACTTGCGTTCTCTGTTTGGTTCTCTCATAAATTTATTGATCGTATGCTAAATTTTGTCCACCTCTAACTTGTGATTGTTGTTCTTCCATCAAGTCTCGGTATACACCTTTGAAACTTTGTCTAACAGAGTCAAATCTTTCTGCAATTCTAAGGATTGCTGTAGCAGACCCATCTCTGCCTGATGTCACTCTTTCTGTGGCCATAAACCCAGCCATGTTATCTAGTGCAATCTTAATACCCTGGTATGCTCTGTATGTAGGTGTTTCGTATAATTTCTTACACATACGTAGTCCATTTACTACAAGGTCATCTTCTGTAGAAAACTCTCCGTCTACTTCTGTAATAATAATTTCCTCTTTATCTGTTTCAGGAACATCAAAGAAAGGATTTAAATCTGGGTTAGGACAAGTCATGTAGAATAAATATGCGTAAACCTTTACGGATTCATCACCATATTCATCCATAATGTCTTTTAAAAACTTTAATGTGTAACAGTGCTCACTAGGAACCACCTTACCATTATGTATATCAAATAATCTAATCATTTTAATTTGTCTTTATATAAATCAAAGTTATCATCAAAAGTTTGATAATCTACTAATATTTCTTCATGTGCATAAATATCTCTAGAAGCTACCATTTTTTCACCATATACAATAGAGTTAGGGGTGTAACTATGGTTTTGAAAATTTGAATTATCACAAGAAGAATAATAATAATCTCCTTCTTGCCAGAAGTATTTATCAACATGAGCTTTTTGAACATCATTCAAACGTTCATACTCATCTGCATGTACCTCAATATCAAATCCTTCTACAAATTCCCATATAAGTGTGCCTTCTTTTATAAAATTTTTGGCAAACAGACCTAGTCCCATCCCTGGTGACTCTGCTAAATAAGTTTCTACAAGTAACATTATTTTTTATTTATATCGTAATAATAAGAATCTCCATCTTCACTTACCCATCTTTCAGAAACTGTTTCTACAGATGGTAGTTCATAATCTACCTTTATATCTTTTGGATCAATTGGGAAAACTTTTGTAATCCAATTTGAGTCTTTCCAGAATATTCTATTGTTTGGTTGGCACAATAAATATCCATCATCTGCTATTAGTACGTGCCCACATTTATAATCTGTTGGTTCATCAGAATATGGGTTGCTGTACCAATCTACAGTGAACATATATGTTGCCCACACCATGCTTCCGTCTTTTAGTACTACCTGACATCTTTTTTCATATAAGTAGTTATAACAAATTACAGATACATTTTCACTAAAACAATCCCATAGTTGTTTAAAGTGAAAAGGAATGTCTTGTGTAGGTTCTTTAAAAAATATCTCACTCATAGGAACTCTGCTCCTCATCATTCCATAATCGGTCATTATATGAAATGTAAGTATCTTCCCAGCAATTGATTGTATAGCAAAAGCATAAGCATTATGAAATGTATTCTTATCCTCTTCCTTATGTGTGAAATGCGATAGTCTAACTAAGCATTTCATGTTATCAATATTGTGATTAAGCTCCATTAGTGTTTTTCTTTTAGTTTATCTCTGTTGTCTTCTAACCAATGTAGTAAACTAATTATTTCACTCTTTAAATAAGGAAGGGTGTATTGAACAATGTCTTTTACAATAGGATCTCCATTTGTATCTAGAGCCGTAATAGGGTTTCCAAACTTATCTGCTCCTACAGTTTCAAATACAATGTGGTGGATAGTTAATACTCCGGGCTTTAGTTTAGGATTGTGCTTTAGAATAATATACATGTACAAGCTTAATTGCAATGCATAGTGATTCACGTTACAATCATCTAAGTGATTAATAGGAAAGTTCATCTTAGTTGTGATTCCTTCCCAGTTTGTAAAACCCTCAGTCTTAATCTCCTTGTTAGTTTTGTAATCTGTAATGTGCACTTGTCCATCAATCACCTCCACTAAATCAGATTGACCGCAAAGCCCGGCTGATTTTAGATAGACCATTAATTCTGGATAGATGCCATCTACTAACTTTTGATTAGGAGAAAACTTAACTCCCTCATTCTCAATTGTTTTGAAAACAGGAATAGTCTTACCATGTCTCTCCATGGTTTCAAATGAGCATATATCAGATTCTCTACAATTGTGGTACCATGTACCTAATGTTGTAGCACGCAAAGACTCGTTGTTCCAAGCCTCTTTGATTTCTTCTGGAGTCATTCCATACCATTTTGATTTCTTTGACTTAGAAGATTTTAATGCAATCTTGTCAGCATCAAATGGTTGCTTAAAATTACCAATAAAAGATGTTACAGAAACCCACTTGATTTTGTCATTCTCATCTAAACTTGTGTAACTGTGATCGTGTGCTGTGAATTTGATAATGCTCATTGTATTATATACCTAGTTTTTGATTGATTACGTCCTCTTCTTCTTGTGTCACCTCAGCTTCCCATTTTCCTAAAGGACATGCAGAAGAAAGTGATCTAGTTTTAAATGCTAAACTACAACCACATCCTCCTTTTATGTGACTACAACATGGGGATGTTCCGGCTACCATACATCCTTCGTCTTCTTCTGTATACACATCACAGAATTTGCACATGAGCATTCTATATCGTGCTATTTCTTCTACATCTTCTTTCTTAAATATAGAGTTAGCTACGCCTTCAAGAATCTGACCCTTTGCTTTCCAAATCTGAATTATGTTCTTTTTTAGACTCATTGTTAGTTTTATGTAATTTAATAAAATCCCTTCTCTGATTCTCTTCATCCATTAGTTCTTTAATGGCCTTTAAATCAAACAAGGTTTCATCAGTTCTAAATCTTGTTACAATCTCTTGCAATCCTTTTTGCCTAAAGTTCTCCTTAAATCTCTCAAGTGATTCTATCCTTTCGTCAATCTTCCAATGCTTAATTGTAAAATCTCCTAAGTTAGTGACATGTATTCTGGCATGCTTTAAGCTTGACAAGCTCTTTCTAATTTCATGCCAATAAAATGATGTCACATCTGAAACCATTTGCTCTGATACACCCAATTGTTTTGCCACATCAGGAATTAACTCTTTAGACTTTCTAGGCTTCAACGCTTAAGAATTTATAATCTAGAAGAATATTCCCTTTAGCATACACATTAAGACTGGGATGGATGGAAATCTTTTTCTTATTCTTTCCTTCCTTCATAATCAATCCTTTCTTTTCTGCCTTTGTCAAACAGTTCCTTACAGACTGCGTGCTAGAGAATATCTTCCTATCATACGCTTTATTACAAAAATGTGTTAGCTCTTGCTCTCCCTCTATGGCCAAAAAAGTGAGGCAGTTTAGGTCTGCCTCACTCGCTGGTATATCAAAGAGATAACAATGCGTGAGAAGTTGATACTTGACAATCTGCCAAGTGCTCATCTTCACTCTCTTATCTACTTGATTAACTAATGCCATTGTAATAAACTTAAGCGTTCTTCTTTAATGTTCTTTGCTTCTCTACAGGAGCTTCATTAGGAACAATCACTTCATCGCCAACATTAAATCCTCCTTCGGCAAGCTCTGGATTATTATCCAAATCTTCCTGCGTCAGTGTATGCGGCACTCCATCAGGTCTACCCCCCGGCTGTGTCATCTGTGCAATGAACGCCAGGGCCTTTAGCTCCTCTGCTCTAGAGACAGCCAATCCCGTATTCAACTCTTGAAGCTCAAGCTGTACAGTTTTCACTTCAATCTGTTCCTTGATAAAAGCAATAATCTCGTCTTTTGTAGGAACTGCTTTTTCTTGTTGTTCTTCACTCATGGTTTTTTTGTTTTAATTTGGTTTGTTTATAATTAAAATTCTAAATCTTTACTTTCCTCACCATCTTCCTCTTCTTTTACAATGGTGTTATTATGCTTCATAAACAATTTAAGAAAGTCTATATAAGGCGTATCAATAATATACGTGTCTCCCTGTTCTGTAAAAAGCGTTGTGCAATTAAAAGCTGGAGAGTCCTCATCTGGTGTAGTGAGCTTACACGCCACCACAATCCCAATATGGAAGGCAAACGGAATCCATTGGCCGCCATCTTCAATTCCCATAATCTCAATCTTCTCTAGATCAAGCGTATGACAATGTATATTACATGTGTGTATCATAATTAGTATTAGTAGGTTAACAGGTTTAAACTTAGCAAATTTACATAAAGCATACAAACTTTTTAATTTTATTTTTACACAACTGTTAATAGCCCCCCTCTTAGTGTACATAATAAATACCCCCTCCTTATGTTTGGGACTTTTTAAAAATTTTACTTCCCGTACAAAAATGGTTTATAATAGAAGTTGTAAGGGGGTGCCTAACCAAACTGCCCCACCATAAGTTTGGCGGGGGTGGTCCCCGTCGTTTACTTACTTAAACTCCAAAATTATGGCAGTATCATTGCTACATTCGCTTCTAGAAGAAGCGATCAGTCAAGATTCAGGCATCTTGACTTTCAACATTTCCAGCGTAGAAACTAAGGTTTCTAAGACTGGAAAAGTCGGCTTCCGCGCGACCACCGACCAAGGTACGGTAGTCACGTTCTGGTCCAGTAATATGGACCAGGTCGTGGAGCCGACTGACGACAACGGAAACTTCCGTGTCGTCCCTGGGACAAAGGTGTCCCAGGAGGGTAGCCTCATCGATAAAGATGCGGCTAAGGGTTTCTGGGAATAACCAGAAACCCAAAGGGGAGTAATCCCCTTTTTTTTCTGTACATGCAGAAAAAACTTAGTAGTTTTAATTATATGTTCAATGTATCTACGCAAAGTAGACTTACGCTCTAGGTGATAGCAGTGGCGTATTAGGTGTGAGAACATGTAAACAAACTAAACTTATCTTTTCAAGAGATAAGAGTCTTAAATTAGTTGCTAAGTGTCTGAGTGTGTGAGTGGTAGAACAACCTCTCACATAATCATGATCACTTAGTAAAACTAGTTTTCGGAACCGTCAGCCGCGGATAATATGGCTATAGTATACAACTGTAAACTATATGTTACGAAAGTTTAGAGTCTAGATAGTCTTTTATTCGTAATCCCTTGTTGAACGGACTGTGGGTAACAGAACGTAAAAATAACCACACTACTGGTTCAAATGTGAGAGTAGTATAGATTGAGTTTTAGTATTGTATACAACTTGACGAAGAGATACAGTTGCTAGATAGCAATAGGCTAGCAACCACCGTAACAGGTATCTCATTAGGTTGATCAGAAGATAATGATCCTGAAAGACCATGTATACAACTAGGCGTATGTCTGGCTCACATTTACTTTCCGCTTCTCGTATCATAGAAGGTTAGACCACCTAACGTTGTAAATATGGTACTATCCAGTAAGTTACTGGCGTTAGCATAGCTCAGTAGTCAATGCAGGTTTTGGTCTATATACCTTGAAGACCAATTTAATGTACCATTCTCACGTGGATATGAAGATTT